GCATTCCTGTTGATTGGCAGAAGTCCCGTAGCGCTTCTATACCTTCTGCTTGTGTATCGTATTGTGTGCCTTTGCCTATGTCTAAATCCACCCACATAGACTTGAACATATCTGTATTTTTCTTACTTCTATTAAGCCTACTCTTGTAGGTGGCTACCCCAAAGTAAGCGTTCGTTCCTGTCGCAGCTTGCGCTTCACCCCACGCTATTATCTCTTCGTAAGAATCAAAGAATACTTGGTTAGGTGCCCTCCCTGGTTTTAGTCCCACAGCGCAGTAAATACCACTGTCTGCTAACACTGTAGCGAAAAAATCTAAACTGTTCATACCTGTTTCCTAAAATTTAAGGTAAAAAAAGGGGCAGGATGCCCTGCCCCTTATCCGAGCCTAGTAACTAATCCGCCCAATCTTGTAGAGCACTGGCTAAATCTGGTGCCGCAGCCGGTACCCCTGTTGTTTTCTTGTTTTCTCTAACGGTAGGTTCAGCCACGTTAAAGCCCTGCGGTGCACTATTACTTTTGGCAGGTCTAGCATCTGTCTTTGCAGGTTGGAAACTTGTGGTTACGGCTTGGATTGCTTCTAGTGAAGCGCCTTTATCTAACACCGCTTCCAACTCCGAAACCTCTAAAGGTCTCACTGCGCGGAATACCATCTTAGGCGTTGCAGAATCTGTGTCGAACCTAAGCTCCGTTACTACGTCGGTGACATTCATACCGTGCGTAGCTAACTGTTTAGCGTACTGGAACAAAGGCAGCTTACCGTTTTCACCCTTACCGAATAGCGATGTTGCAGCTAAGGTTAACTCATATACGTTGCCTGTAATGTCATTCTCTAGCAACACAGCTAACCTGTGCGTGTAGCGGCAGGCTCTACTTGTACCTTGCCCTGACCCAGCGATGTTTTTTGTACACGTAGCACAGTTGGCGCTTTCTGGTTGAGCAATGGTGCTACTAGGGTGGTCGCCGTCTGCGCTCCAGCAGTCAGGTGAAACTGCAACACCTTCTTGATAGGTAGCAGAGTAATACGTACGGGACGTTTTAGGTGCAGCGGCTGCAATAATGATATTCATTGCACGGTCTTCGTTCTTTGCTATCTCTTGTCCGCCGACGGTTAAGCGAAAGATGTTTCCTCTTACTGAGATACGGCGTGATTCTGATGCACCGCCTCCACCCATGAGGGCTTTGGTTGTTTCGCTCAATTCTCTTTTCGCGATGTGGGCTGGAATTGCTGCACCTGATGTAAATAAACTCATTTCGTTACTCATGATCGCTAACCTCTGTAGTTGTTATAGGTATAATTGTTAATAAATCTCTTACTTCATCTGCGCTTACTAGGATTGTACTTACCCTACGGAAGGTTGTTAATCTTCCAGACTTACGTAAACTGAATAAGGTTTGTCGGGAAACTCCTAGTATCTGTAGAGCCTCCGGTAAAGTCAAATACTCTGTTTCTTTTTCTACTTCCATCACTTCTTCCTTACGGTAATAATGTATCTGCTGTCTATACTCATGCCTGGAGGCATGAGCGTTGGGTTTTCTTCTAGGAAACTCTTCATGTTTGTTTGATGTACTCGCTGCTCCATCAAGTCAAACGCATCATGCTCCTTAATAAACTCCTGCATACTACGCCAGTCGCTTGTCCAATACCTCGTCTTAACTGTTCGAGATACGCTCCCTGCTGAGGTCTTAAATCCGTCTGACCCCGTATCCTTACAAAGTTCTAGTATTGCCTGCTGTACTAGATCTTGTTGTGCCACTATATCATTTACTGCTTTGTCATAGTCGCGTTGCAATTGTTGTTTAGCGTCGCGCATCTTAATATAAATTCTTATTAACTGCTCTACATTCTGCACTTCCATACGTTACCCCTCTGTTGATTCTTAGAAAGTGTGGTAAGTATAATGTATGTTTTATACCGTGTCAACACTTTTGTATGTATTTATTTAAAGTATATTAGTTTATCTCTTCTTTATATAAATCCAGTAGTTTATTCTGGGCTACCCCTTTACTTTCTAGCACGGTCAATACTTTCTTCTCTACAGGTGATCCTATTAAATGGACGATACTGCATTTGTTCACTTGCCCTGCTCGATGGATACGTGCATTGGCTTGCTTATAGGTTTCTAGGGACATCGTTAATCCCCACCACACAATTGTGTTCGCTGCGTGAAGTGTTACTCCATGCGCCGCTGCCTGCGGCTGAATTACGAGTATCTGCGGTTTAGGGTTGCTTTGGAAAGAATCAAATAGCTCTGCGCGTTTCCCCGCACTTATACCGCCGTGAATTACACCCGCTGCGTACCCTGCCTCTACCAGCAGTTTTTCTACTATCTCAATAGTGTGCCTAAACATAACGAACACAATTGTCTTGTGCGAAGATTCTGCCACTACGTCTAACAGCTCCTGCCCCCTAGCCTTGACATCAAATTCCATTACCTCCCCAGAGTCGGTGTATATCGCGCCAGCAGATAACTGGAGTAGTTTGTTTAAAGCCACCGCTGCGTTCGCCGCTGAAACTTCCTCGCCCCCCGCTTGCATAAGCATTTCCTTTTTGAGGAGTTTGTAATACTTCGCTTGCTGTGCAGATAATGGGATCTCTCTTGTTTGGTATGTTAACTCAGGTAAATCTAAGCACTCTTCCTTAGAAAACCGTATCGCAGGTTGCAGTAAGGCATGGACAATCTGCCCTGCTTCGGGTCTTGACTGAAACGTAAACTGTGACGTGCGTATTTGAACTAGATCTCTAAAGGAGTTAAATGTTCTAGGCGCATTCTTAGGGTTTACTAATTTAACCAAGCCGTAGGCATCTACAGGGGATTGCGCCGCAGGTGTCCCCGTTAACATCCATAACCACGTGTCTGCTGTTATTAGGCGGTTCATCGCTCGCCACCGGAATGTCGATACATTTTTTAGGTGCGTGGCTTCATCGATCACAATTAAATCAAACCCCCCAGCCGCAATCTCTTGTTCTACTATTTCTACGCCATCAAAGTTAATGATAACAACCTGAGCATCACCGTTAATAACCGCTGCGCGTTTGTGCCTATCCCCGTGAGCAATCTCAACTGAGCGGTGCATTGCTGTTCTGAACAAGTCCCTGCGCCATGCGGCATCCATAATAGATAGTGGGCAGACTACAAGCATTCGACGCACCACACCTAGTTGCATTAGGTAATCCGCTGCCCAGATAACGGAGTTTGTTTTGCCTGTACCCATCTCATTAAAGCAAAATGCTTTTTTGTTGAGCGTTAGGAACTCTGACGTAACTCGCTGGTGGTCAAAGGGTCTGTACATTCCCGCCCAAGCATACTGTGTGCGGATGGGCGAGGGTATATTAGGTATGTTCATGTTATTTAAGATGTGTGCTGTACCTAAACTAAAGTCTACCCACACGTCATATATACCGCCGCTCTCACCCGCTATTTTGCTCTTACTTATAGTGTCTGTAATTGCAGTTGGGTTGGCTGTCTTAATAGACAGCACTTTGTCATGTATGACTGATACTTCCATTTTTCCTCTCAACTCCTTATGGGAGTGACTCAGTTATCGTTTAATACTTCAAATAGTTGGGCTTTGTTTTTTGCGTTACTAAAATACCACGCTTTGACTTTGTTTAGGCAGAGTTTTCTTTCGCTTGCCCTAGTTCGTAAGGATAAGGCGCAGAGAGCGTCTAGGTGACGCTCCACTAAGCTCTCGGGTAAGCCCGACTCACTTGCCATTACCCGTATAGACTTCACAGATATTTGCATTACTTCTTCCCTTTAGGTGTAACCTTCTTGGTTACGGTTTTCTTAACTACCTTCTTGGCTACGGTTTTCTTAGGCGGTTCATTCTTTTTCATTGTGTGGTCGCTGTTACGTTGGAACGACCTGTTAACCGAAGGTTCTCGTAGCCTTAAATTACTAGTACCATTCCCCGCTTCAGTGCCGTGTACGTGGTCTATATCCTTACCCTTCCTATCTATCCCTGCCTTATCATAAGCGTATCTTGCACGTTGTCTTGTTAGCCTAGCCTCGTATGCACCAGGTCGTACTTTTTCTAACTCTACTTCCCGCTTAACATTGCGGTCTTCTTTATTCTTGTACGGCATTACGCCTCCTTATAGTTTCCGTTGTGGATGCAGCGTGTAGCTTGGCACCACTTCCTACATAGACCGTTAGGGGTGGCGTTGAATACGTTCGTTTCATAGGCTACGGCTCGCCGTGCTAATAGTAGTGATAGATTACTAAACACCTCGAAACGATTACTATACTCGTACTCATCCTTAACTGTCTCGTTTGACACAACAAATAATAACATCCCTTTAACGGTTTTGATATGGGGGAACTCAAGGAATATCGCCGCAGCGATTAAAGCCAGCTGCGTTGTGTCCGCATACTTCGCCGACTTCCCTGTTTTATAGTCAATAACCCACGCCTTCTCTTCTTCGTTATTTATAATGACTAAATCTGCGATTCCTCTCCAGTACCTTAAAGGGGATTCATAATCACAGTAGGCATAACCGTCCTCTGTTTTGGCAATCCCCATCTTGTACTCACACAGTTTCTCACCGGGGATATTTTTTAAGATGTCTAGGTAGTTCTTAACAAAACTAAACCTTCCTGGCAGTTCGTCGCCTTTACCAATGTAGTTTTCCGCCGCTTCGTGCAAGTCCGTGCCGTATATAGTAGCCGTAGTGCCCACGAAAGGAACATACTTTAGGACTTGATGTGCTTCGTACTGCTTAGGGCAGGTCTTAAAACGGCTTATTGAACTGTATGTAAAACTCGGGATTTGCATTTAGTTTGTCCTGTTAACTCTAACCATCTGTTATATGCAAGAGCAGGGGATCTTCCTGCTACGCACTCCAATCCATAGCAGCACCACCATACCCCTTTCACACGGACTATTCTAGGTTTCATCTGTTGAATCCCTACACGCTGCGTTGCACCATCTTTTTTCCTGTCCTGTGGGTCTTCCACACGACAGGCATAACCCTTTAGGGTTGCTCGTATCTAAACTATCTGCCCTCCGCCGTATGATGCTGATAGCTTTGTCTCTAACTAACATCTCTTGATACGTCGCATGGTCAGTGTTGTCACTGCCTGTACTCATTTAACTTGCCTCTAATAATCTATCTAAATACCACTGCGCTTTACGCAGATCTTCTAAACCGTTCTTCATACGGTATCGCCATTGATACTTGAAGATATTTCCTCGTAGGAAACCTATGTACTCATCCGCCGACAACATTGAACGCATTGCGTCGATACACTCAATCTTACCTACCGTGTAATGCACGGGTCGGGTAACCGCATCATTGGGTGGGCTTACGCCCTTCAGCGGACGGGGTTTTTTATCTATTATAGCAGCTTTTGCTTTTACTTTCGCTGCGGCTAACGTATCTTTACCTTTTTGTGTAATGGTGATTAGTACGCCGTCTGCCCCTATAGATTCACCTTTGACAGCTCTGCCGTCTACTAATAGAGGTAGCATGGCTTCCCTTACTTGTGTCGCGGATAACATAAAGTAGTCAGCCAGCTCTTGATAGGTTGTACCCAACTTATGTCTTGCAACTTCTGTCAACATCTCATGTTCAAGTAACACGGTTAGCCTCCTTTGATATGCGGTACGCTTCACGTTTCGCAGCGCGTAGCTGATCGCCGCTCCGTTCGTAATATAGCTTTCGTTGCGCCAGAATAGTATCTCTGTTAGCGAGGCGATACTCTTTCTGTTTGCGTGCTAGTTCTTCTGGGGTCTGTTTTTCTGCTTTTCGTTCATCACGCGCTTTAGCCAGTGCGTATAGCCGGTGGGCTTTTATCTCAGCAGCAGATATACTCCTGCCCCCTAAATTCATATCCATTCTAATGCAGCAATCTAACACGCTCATCACATTACTCCTCTGAGCTCTGCTTCTTTATATAGTTCTTCTAACCGTAGTCGAATTGCTGGGCTGTTGCGTACCGTCGCTTCATGGGTAAGCTCGTATATTTCACGGATAAGTTCTGTGCTTTCTATAGTGTTTTCTGTTTTATGTTCCATTTTATTCTCCAGTTGCTTTAGCGATTGCTAAGAGCTGTTGTTTTGGTAACGAAATCTGTTTCGTGAGCAGATGACTTTTTAAGATAAATTTTCAATTCTTTCAATCTGTTACCGCGCACAACTTCATAACCATTTTATTCTCCAAAAATATTAGGTGCGACATCTTCAAGCCGCGATTTAATTTCTTGCGCTAATGCTCTGATTTCCCACTGCGCTTCTTTTGTATTTCGTAAGTTAATGAAGTCTAACCACGCTTGAAAATTACCCGTTACGACTAATTCAGTCGTCGTGCTTGCTGGTAATACCATTCTTGCATCTTCTTTCTTTACACCCGCCGCTACAAGCTCGTTATACGCATAAACAGCATATTCAATTGCATTGCTGTATTCACGATTATCTGCGAGTGATTCAGGCGTGATAAATTGCGCATCTGATTCATTGCAATACCGTTGTGAGCGTTGCAAAAAGTCTAAGTGTTTACTACGAACAAGCTGGTGACTACAAACGCGACTGATACCGCTAATGTGCATGGTTGCATGAGCAAAACGCAACGTGCTTAAATGCCCTTTACTTACACAATGCGCGGCTCTTTTGATGCACGTTGCATCGTCTGAACCTTCTTTGCCGTAACATATTCCAGCCATTTTACCGATAAAAACCTCAGCGTTTGGTGTTGATTGTAATAGTTCAACTTTCATCTTGTCTTCTAACCCCGTCTACCATTGACTGAAAAAATTTACTACGTTGAGCAGGTTCTAGGGGTTTAAAGGCTTTGTATAGTTTTTTTACTGTACCTTTAGACCCTTTGATGGCTGCCTTAATTGTTTTGTTCCATACCGCAGGGTTAAGTTCACTCACTAGCCCTAATGTTAGGAGGTTGTCACAGAAGGCATCCTTCTGGGGTGTATCTAACTTGTGGAACAACTGCACATACGTCATCGTGCTTCCCCCCTGCTACGGTCTATCCGCGCCTGCCAATTAACTAAGAAGGGTTTTATATGAGCCTCTTCCCATTCGTCCATGTCAGTAGGTCTGGGTAATGCGCCGCTATAAATAGCTATTTTAACCTGCATTTCTGTAACACCTAATTGTTTTTTTATACAGTCTATACTCACCATAGCTACACCCCTGTTGAGCCGAACCCACTAGTACCTCTGGTTGATTTATTCAAGGTATCTACTTCGGTTAGTTCAGACAAATCCACCCTAGCAAATACCATCTGAGCAATCCTATCGCCCTGCTTAAACGTGCTAGGTGCGCTGCCTAAGTTAATAAGTACCACGCCGACTTCCCCTCTATAATTAGAATCTATTGTGCCTGGCGCGTTTAATACTGTAATACCTTGTTTCACAGCCAACCCTGAACGCGGTCTAATCTGGGCTTCGTACCCTTTGGGTATCTCTATGGCTATCCCTGTGTGTACCAGCTTATACTCGCCGACTAACAGTGTGAAGCTGTCAACACAGTGTATATCCAACCCAGCATCTTCTGGGTGAGCACGACTTGGTATAATAGCATCGTCGCGTAACTTTTGAACTTTAAACATGGTTTATCCTCGTAAATTTACACTACCTGTTCCTTAACTCGGAACTCTAAACGTCGTGGCAGGCTCTATTTTCTTACAGTCCTTACACCACCTATAACGTTTGTCTTGATACAACACCCACGAATGCTTATGTGGGTGCACTTGCTCAACTCTTTCAACGGGCGTTACTTTAGGGATAACCATAGCGTCGTTCCTAATATTACAACCGCTGTTACTTGTAACGCTATAGCATCATACATATCCATCTTTCCTCCTAACAATCTGCGATACTTCTACCCCACCCACCCTCAGCCGCTAGTGGTATGTCTGGCATCCACAACGGTGGTTTGCACATCTCTTCAATTAAATAATCTAAGGCTTCCT